AGGCTGTGCAGCTGGTCGAACGCCCGCGCGACCTGGCGGAACACCACGTCCATGACGGTGTTGGTCTCGGGCAACTTGGAATAGATCAGCTTGATGCCGCGCTTCTCGCACTCGTAGTTGAATGCGGAAGCCATGTGCTGGTTGTTGCGGGCGATGCGCGCGGTGTCCATGACCAGCAGGTGATTCCACTGCCGGCCGGCGCTTTTCAGACTGAGCAGCAGGGCTCGTAAGCCTGGTCGATTCTCGTCGTCGGCGCGCTCTACGGCGTCCTGGAATGTTTCAACAACAGTCAGGCCGCGCGCCGTCGCCAACGCCATCAGCTCGCGGCGCTGGGCATCCGGCGCCACGTCGTGTCGATCCTTCGAGCTGCGGAGGTAGATGGCGGCGCGTTCCATGGGTGTCCAGAAGTGTAACAATAACGGGAGCCACCAGCCTAGCCGCCGCCGTCGGGTCTGGAGACCCGACGGACGGCAGCATGGTGATGGTCTGTTCGCGCTTTGGCATTGTTGCGAGTGCATGTCATCAGCGGAGAACAGCGAAGGCTGTTCAACGCCGTCGGCATAGATCGTCACGGGCAGCCATGTGTCGGCGGTCGGCTCGGTACCGTCCCAGCCGTCCGGCCATGTCTCGGCGGCGATCAGTTCTCGGATGCGCGCCTCTTCTTCCCCATCGATCAGGTCGAAGCACTCTCCCGTCACCGGCGCCGCGGCATTGACCTCGTTCTGGATGGCGAGGATTTGCTCCAAGGCTGCCAGCCTGGCATCGAACGTCAGCGGTCCCATGCGCTGCGGGTTCTTGCCGATGCTGCCGTCTTTCAGCCGCTCGACGCCGGACTTGCGCAGGCGCTGAGCCGGCTTGCGCAGCCAGCGATAGATCGGCTTCAGCTCGCGCAGCGGTGCCAGGTACGACCAGCGAGGCATGGCCAGGATGCTCTCCAAGGCCTTTTCCTCCTGGGCCAGGGGGCAACCGACGCAGCCAGTGCGTGCGTTGACTTCCTCGGCTTCGTCGCCGCCGTAGGCGTCAGCGATCATCCGGGTCGACCAGCCGCCGTACTCCTCTTCCGTAGCCCAGTGGCGTAGCCATTCCCAGACGTGGCAGACACGCCAATGCAGCAGCGGCGCCAGGGTGGCGATGCGGCCGCGCACGCCCTTGGCCTGCGGCAGCAGCTGCTGATACCAGCCCTGGCCACACTCGGAGCCGTCCTTGCCGCAGCTCATCTCGATGCGGCGATCGCGGATCGCGCTCTCGCCCTGGCGGACTCCGGTAATGACCAGAGCGGTGCCGTCTGCCAATACCCGCTCGATCTCTGCCGTCATGGGGTCCACCTTGATCTGGCGCGTGCACCAGCGCAGGGTGTTGTTGTTTGGAGGCGGAACACCACGGCCCAGGATGTAGACCATGAAGCGCTTGTCGAGCGGCGCCCGGACGATCCGGCACTCGATGCCGCGTTCTTCCAACTCATCCATGATCTGTTGTGCGGCGATGGCCAAGGGCGGCAACTCCTGCCGGGTGTCGGCGTAGAGCACTGTCAGGCGCTTTGGTGCCGGGACGCGGCCGGAATCGATCAGCCAGACCAGCAGGGTCAGGGTGGCCGAGCTGTCCTTGCCGCCAGACCACGCCACCACCCAATGGTCATGCTGCGGCCCGTAGGCCTGCATGCTCTGGATGGTGAGCTCGATGGATTCCGTCATCTGGAGCCTGGCACCGACCTCGAACAGGGAGAGGTCTCTGGCGATCATGCATCACTCCCAACTGCTGGTTTCAGCACTTCAGGCTTGACGTTGAAGAAGTTGAGGCGGCCGCGGAATGGCACGAAGGGCAGCGGTCTGGCCTTGCGTATCAGGAAGCCGAACTTGCCGACGAACCAAGGGCTGTCGCTTTCGGTGACGCAGTCATGCAGGGTCGCCTCGCCGACGATGCCGCCCTTGGGCAGATCGTCGAGCGGCGGCAGGGTGATGCCGAGCAGCTCGCAGATCTGGAGCGCCTGGCCGTACCCCTCCAGGTCGCGCGTCTTGCTGGCGTGAATCAGGACCGGGCCGAGGTATGAGGTCGGCCAGTCGCGGTTTTCGACGTCCTTGTGGCCGTTGACGATGAGCCAGGCCCAGGGCTGGCGGATGGAGAGCGCGATTCTCATGACGCACCGCCATTCGCCACCATTATTTCCTGCCTGTGACGGTGGCCATGCCTGCATACAGAGGCGCACTCGCTTGCCCCTGGACCACCAGGCTCCCCATAGTCGTATTCGCCACATCGCGCGCACCGAAAAACCGACTGAGAGCAGTGGCCTTCATCGAAGGGGCAAGCACGTCCGGCCCCGTCGTATTGCCAGTCGTGTCCAATTGCACAGAGATTTCCACCACCGAGCGCGACGGCTTCTGCCAATAGGTGGGAAATTTGCATTCTCATGCCGGCACCCGATTCAAAACTTCGCCGCGTGCCGCCCGCCGGCGCACTTCCAGCATCGCTGCCCGGGCGCCGTCGCGGGTGATCGCGGCGGCTTGCGCCTCGTGGATCGCCACCGCGCGGGTCAGCGACTGGTAGGCGGGGCCGTCGAAGGCCCATCGGCCGGTGTTGCCGTGGCGGTCGAAGATGCGCAGCAGCGCGTCCTGCGCGGCCAGGATGTCGGGCAGGTATTCCTCCCCCACGCCGCGCTCGCACAGAACCATGCTCACGTTCACCGCGGCCGCCAGCGTGTGCCAGTCGCCCTCGATCGGCTGGCCGATGCGCAGTCTCTCGATCGCCAGGTGCACCGCCCTCCCGAGGTCGTCGATCTGCTCCTGGGTGAGCGGCTGCTGCATGCCGATCGCGTGCAGCCAGGCGCCGCGATCGACCCGGCCGCTGCCCTTGCCGTGGAAACCCTTGCCGCGCTTTCTCATGACGCACCTCCTTTCAGTTTTACGCCGCAGAACGGGCAGTGACTGGCATACATCACAACGGGCTTTTTCTTGACAAACGGGTCGGCCTTGACGGTCTCGAGGGCGATTAATTCACGCTCGGGTTGACCAAATGAAATTGCGGATGCGAGTCGCGTGTTGTACTCGCGCAGTTGATCGTTGACGCGCTTCACGCAGTCATGGGTATCGCTCATGCCTCACCTCCAAACATATCGTCTGTGTGATCGCAGCGCGGCGCCGGTACCGGATCGCCGGCCGGGACGAAGGCCGTGCAGCAGGGGTGGCCGTCCTGGTCGTAGATCCACTCGGACGGGTATTCAGGGTCGTCGACCTTGTAGAGCATGGTCCGGTCGACGATGTCGCAGCGCTGGTTGTCGTCGCACTCTTCAGGCTCGACGCCTTCGCGCAGCGCCTTGTCGCGGGCGCAGTTGCCGCACCAGCCGGCGATGAACGCGTGGCCGATGGTGCCGCTGCTCGGCTGAAAACTGGTCCGCTGGTGCTTGCAATCGCCGTCGGACAAGCAGAACACACCACCGACCATGACGTGGCCGCACATGGCACCCGGAAAAATCGCGCCACGGACGGCGCAGCGTTCCTTATCAGCCATGGTTCACCCCCTGCGCCACGGTCAGCGCCACCGCCACCGGCCGCACCCAGATCGGTGTCAGCGCCAGCGGCAGGGTGCCGCCTGTCCATGCCAGCAGTAGCGTGCGGCCCATTTCGCTGGCGATGGCTTGGGCGGCTGGGGCGGGTACGGCGTTGCCGATGCGTTCGCGCCATGCCTGATCGCTGAGGCCGTCCAGTTCGAGCTGCTCTTCCGGATCCACGAGGCCTTGCAGTGCGGCCAGCTCCAGTGTGGTGAAGGGGCGGTGCCAGGTGCCATCCAGCGAGCGAATGACGGCGATGAGTTTGTCGGTTGCCGCAGGCATGCGCGGGTCGGCTACGGACCAGCGGCCGTTGTCGTGGCATGCCGAGCTGCTGACGGCACCGCTGGTGTCGTCAAAACCCACCACGCCGTAGTGCCCGCCCGTCAGGTAGTTGTCGCCCTTGCTGCGGCTCATGGCGCGCGGGTCGGCCACGGCGAATGCGCCTTGGCCGGTGGTGCTGCCGCTGATGACTGTGTTGGATGGCGAATCGTAGGGCGTGACCTTGTACTTGCCCTTGCCGCCGAAGCCGGTGGTCGACCGTGGATCCGCCACCGACATCGCGCCCCCGGCGACGTGGCTGCTGCCTGCCACCACGTTGCTGGTCTTGTCCCAGTGGATTACGCGGTAGAGGTTGTAGTGGCGCGAGGCGGAAGGCGACATGCGTGGATCGGCGATGGTGTACTTACCGCCGCCCGGAGCGGATTGGCCGCTGACTGCGCCCATGGCCTCGTCGAACTTGAGCACGCCGTACTGGCTGTATTCGTAGCCGTTGTAGCGCGGGTCCGCCACCGAGAACGCGCCATTCAGCGGCAGGCTGCGCCCAACCACGGCGCCGGTCTTTTCTTCCCACTTGCGCACGCCCAGCACCGTGTTGTTCAGCTCCGGACAGATCAGGAAGTCGCGCAACGCACCATCCTCCACCGCCAGCTTGTTCAGGCTGCGCCAGTCGCTGCCAGCTTCGACGAAGGCGAGGCGCACCCATGTCTTCCATTGCAGGGAAGGCACGCGGTGCATCACGCCGCCGCGCGGGTCACCGGCCAGCGGCATGCGGCCTAGCACGCTGCCGACAGACTGCAGCAGCTTCTTCTGCGGCTCGTAGAGGAAGTGCGGCACCTTTCCGGTGTGGCGGGCAACCAGTAGGAAGCGCTTGCGGCTCTGCGCCAGCCCGCCGATCTCGCCGCAGTCGTGCGTGGTCTCGGCGGTGGCGTAGCCATAGGCGCGCAGCAGATCTACGATCTGGTCCAGCAGGTGTCGGCCGCGGTTGGCGATGCGCGGCACGTTTTCGAAGATCACCAGCTCGGCGGGATCGTCGGCAAAGGCCTCCAGCATCAGCCATACGCCACGCACCGTCAGCCGGTTGAGCGCCTGGTACTTGTCCGTCTTGCTCTTGCCCTCGGAAAGCAGCCCGGAAAATCCCTTGCACGGTGCCGAGAGGAACACGATGTGCGGCCGCTCGTTGCCCGCCGCGCGCTGGATGTCTGCCGGTGTGGCTTCGCGCCATCTTGCCGGCGGCTCCATGCCGTGGAAGTCGGTGTACTGGTCGCGGTCGAACATATCCAGCACGGTGCCGGGCACGCCTGCCAGCTTGTTGAAGTCCTTGATCGCGGCTGCGTCCACGTCGATGCCGCCGAGGCAGCGGAACTTGGCCTGCACGCTGCCAACGCGCGCCTGCCCGTGGTTGAACCCCGCAGCACCGCCGCCGAGGCCGCAGAAAAGGTGGAAGTGGCGGATCTCGCGGGTTTCGATCATCACGAACCCCCTTCCATCATTTCGGCAATAGCCTTGATCACGTTGTCGGCGCGTTCCTGATTGGATCTATCGAACATGGCCATCGCTAGGCGTTCGTTTTTGTCCGCATCGTCAGAGGTGAAGCCGAATTTCAGATCGGCCTGAAAGCCGTCATGGTTGGTGACCTGGTGGACGAGGTAATCGCCGCCGGACGGCTCGACGAAGAACAGAACCTGTCTGCCATCAGAGGCGCGGATGATCTTTGCGAAGTCGTTGTGCGCGCTCAACGACTGGACTCCGGTCGACGTGAATTGGGGCAGTTGTTCAGGCATGGATGTGGTCCTCTTCGTAGATTTCGTGCATGCGGTGGATGGCGTCGAGTTCATCGTCCGATAGCGGCTGCAGGTCGGCGAACGTCCGCCCGGTGATTTCCTTGCCGCAGCGGGTGCAGAAATACAGGGTGTTGGGGTGGAAAACGGGGGTGTCGTAGTGGCAGCCCTTGAACCAGCACACCACGCTGCCGCGCAGCTTTCTGACTTCCCACAGTGCATCCGCCCAGCGCTCGCGCAGCCACAAGGCAAAGCCTGAAAACCGGCACAGCAGTGCGACGTAGACCGCGTTAGCAGCCACCAGCAGCACGCCGCCGGCAAAGCTCCAGATCTGGCCCAGGTGCGGGTAGAACCATAGGTTCCATACGCCCCACAGGGTGAAGAACGCCATGCTGGCGATGGAGACGCCGGCGACGGCGCGATCGCGCAGCAGCACGCGGCAATGGTTGAGGGTGAACAGCGCGGCCACGGCCTCGAAGCTGCCGTTGATGAGGTCGGGGGCGTTCATGGCTGCTGCTCCATCACTGGTGCCTTGACGATGAACGCCCCGTCCTTGACGAAGCCATGAAAAGACTCTCCGCTGATCGCTGCCTTCACCGGGATCGTGAAAGGCATCAGCGCATCGGCCACCTGCTGGAACTGCTCCATTGAAATTTCGAACTTTTCGAACATCGCCTGTTCGATGGTGTCGTTATCCGGATCGTCGTCTTCGTTGAGACCGAGGACGGCAATCGCTAAATCTTCAGCTTCCACCCAGTTCATCATTTCTTCTCCTGGTGTTTAAAGCGCACGGCGATCTTCTGCATGCCGGGCAGCACGATGGGGGTGAGCTTGGTCCGGCCGTCGCGGTCGATCACCAGGTGCAGGTGGCTGGCCGCGGCTTGCTGCGCGGCGGCGATGACGGTGGCGCTGTCGGGGATGATGGTTGGCATGGTCAAGACGGTCGCGTTCATGCCACGTCTCCCAGCTCGTGCGCGAACCGGTCGCGGATCTCGCGGGCCAGGGCCATGAATGCAGCGTCCTTTTCGCCGCGCTGGCTGTAGCTGGCGATCATGTCGAGCGCGATGCGTGCATGGAGCGGGTCGGCATTCCAGAACAGCGCGCTCAGGTTCAGGCCTTCCATGCCATTCCACAGGTTGAGCACCAGGCGGCGCAGGCTTTTCGCGGTGAGGTTGAATTCGTCCAGCACCTCTTTCCGGTACCGGATGAACGGGCTGACGTCCTTGTGCTCGGCCAGGGCGCCGGCGGCGCACTCGGCCAGCTTGTCGAGGGCGGCGACGGACTGTGCCTGCGCCTCTTCGTCGCTGTGCACGTAGGCTTTCGACAGGGTTTCGTCATCGACCAGCGACTGCACGGCTTGCGCCGCCGCCACCAGTTTGGTCAGGGTGTTGCTCGGTATCACGATCAGGCACATGGCCACTCTCCTTTTAGTTACTGCGCTTGAAAACCCAGCACTTCACCGTCGTCGGCTTGTCCGGCGCGTTGGTGTCTTTGCGGGTGTTGAAACGGGCGTGGATGCCGGAGTTGACCGGCTTGATGTCGATGAACTTGCGGAACCGGCTGGTCTTGAGCACCTTCTTGAGCCGACTCATGTCGGGGATCTGTTGCCGCTTGTCGGCGGCCACCTGGACGAAGTGGTTGAGGTTGATGGCGACCTCGTTCGGGTCGCGGGCGTGGTTCAGGATCGGAGCGTCGTCGCCGTCGAGGAAGTCGACGATCTCCCAGAATTCCTGCACCAGCGGGTGGTCGGCGTTGATGGCTTGCTGGCGGGCCGCGGCCATGTCGACCAGTTCGTCGAGCACCAGCGCACGGCGCTCGTCGCTGATCGGCACGATGGCGGCCAGGGCATCGACCAGCGCCATGAGCTGGGCGTGGTTCTTGATGATGCGCAGGTTCTTGATGTCCTTGCTGCTGCCCATCAGCTTTTCGTAGTGCGGGCACTTTTCCTTGAAGGTCTGCATCACCGCTGACTCGGCCTTGCAGGCGCGCAGGATGAAGCCGGAAACCTGCTCGACCGGCAGCCTTTCCAGCTGCTCGGATGCCGCCTTGCTCTTCGGGCTGTGGCTGGCCACGTCGAAGTGGATGTGCACGATGCGCTGCAGCACCGCGTCGGAGGCCGAGACTTCGGCGTTCTGGCAGATGACGATGGCGCCGCGGAAGGGCGGCTCGCGGGTGTCGTTGCCGCCGTTCTTCACGCCGGTGCTGCGCACGCTGCGGCCGTTGTAGGCGGTTTTCAGTTCATCCCAGTCGAAGCCCTTTTGCTTGGCGCCGCCGTCGGCGCCGCTGTCGCGGTCTGATTCGATCAGCACCACCGGCAGGTTGGCCACCTGGGCGAAGTTGCGCGCGCGTGCCGCCAGGGTGGATTTGCTCGGGTCGAAGCCTTCGTAGTCGCGCCGGCCGAGCAGCTTCCACATGAATTCGATCAGGGTGGACTTGCCGGCGCCGGGCTCGCCGACCACCTCGAGGAAGGGGTAGCTCTTCTGGTCCGCGCGGATCTGCTCGGCATACAGGCTGCCCAGCCAGAAGGCGAGCGCCGCGATGCCCTTGGCGCCAAAGGCAGTCCACAGCAGGTCCACCCAGGCGGGGGTGTAGTCGGAGTCGTCGCCGTTGATGGCCAGCGTGACCGACTGGTTGAGGCTCTTGAGCGACAGCTTGCCGAGGTCAAAGAAATCTTCATCGTTGAGTTCGACGATCTTGCCGTCCTTCACCGCCAGGTCGTTGAACACCCAGGCGCCGTGCTCCTTGGTGTAGCCGATGAAATCCACCGTCTGCACGGTCTTGATCTGATAGAGCTGCTGCTGCAGCCAGGTGTCGAGCTGCCCGGCCGTGCCGGTGTAGACCGCGCCGGGGGCGATGCCCAGCAGCCGCTTCTTGAATTCGCTCGAGCTGGAAAGCTGGCTGCCGGTGAAGGTGTTCTTTACGGCCGCGCCGTCGTGCGGAAAATCGACCCGCAGGTAGTACCAGCTCTCGTCGGTGAGCGCGTTGGCCTGGTAATAGAGGGCGGTCGGGTTGCAGTTGGCGATCTGGCGCACGCTGTGCGATTCGGCCAGGGCCATCTCGCGCAGCTTGTCTTCATCCAGATCCTTGAAGCGGTCGGCCAGCGCATCCCTGGCCTTGTTGTAGGCGCCGAAGTCGATCTCGAACCAGTACAGGCGGTTTTCGAAATCGAAGAAGAACTTCGCCATGTTCCTGCGGTTGTAGATGAGCAGGGCCTTTTCCGAGGCGCTCTTGGCGGTGAGCAGGTTGCCCTGGTAGCGGTATTCCTCGATCGCCTTGGCATCCAGCCGGTCGCGCTGGTGCATGTCGTTCCAGTCGAGCCGGGCCTTGCCATGGGCCGGAATGACCGCGGCCGTCGCCTCCCAGCCTTCCTCACGGCTCTTTTCGACCCAGCGGCGCATGTAGCTGCGGCCGGCCTTGTCGCCGTCCAGCGCCCACACCAGGCGCGGCCGTGGCTTGCCGTTGGCCTCGCACTGCGCGGCAATGCCGGCGAGGAACAGGCTCGGGTAGTTGTTGCACGACATGGCCGAGGCCGCCCAGATGTCGTGGTGCAGCAGCGCGATCGAGTCGAAGATGCCCTCGACGATCCAGATCTCGCCGCCACCCTCTTCCGGTAGCGGCATCGTCGCCTGCGGCACCCAGCAGGTGCCCCGGTATTTGGCGCCGAAGTTGAAGTGGGCCTTCTTGTCGCCGAACCGGTGCGGCTGGTCGATGATGCGTTCCCAGTAGTCGCCGTTGGCGAGGGGGAAGCGCACCGTCGCCGAGCCGATGTTCAGCTTGCGGTCGTGGTAGTACTCCTGGCTGTACCAGCCCTTGATCTTGCCCAGGTCGAAGCCGCGCGCGCTCTGCAGGTAGGCGTCGGCGGCCGCGTTGGGGGCCTCCGGCGTCTTCTCGTAGCGGTTGCTCCAGTTGTCGAACAGGTCCGGGTACTGGTTCTTGACGTGGATCTCCTCCCCGCACTTGTTGAG